GGGTAGAAACTATATTTTTTTTAGATTCTATTCTTTCTATTAAGTTTAACTTTTGAGTATAAACTAATGTATCAATATCGTTATAACGGTTTTTAACCGATTCTGATATTGTTTTTGGTAATTTAATTGATGGTAAAACTTTTTGTAATAAAGAAATTCCTTCATCCAAAAATTCTTTGGCATCAGACTCACTTAACCCTTGAGGTGTACTCAATTGGTTGTATAGGTCATACGCTTTTGACATAGATTTATCATTCAAAACATTATGTTTGAACTCTCTCAATGTCTTCTTGAATTCCTTCTCATTTTTGTAGGATTCTAGCAGATTATTCTCAATAAAGGATTTAATTTTTCCAAAAGTCATTTTATTCATTTTCAAATAAATATTACGAATTTAATAACTTATCAAGTTCTTTTGAAATTTCTCCTAAAGAATCTTGTCCATGACCTAAGTTTATCATGGAAGACCCCTCAATTAAATTGTTTTCTATCAAAATATTTAAGTCTTTTTTCTTAGATTCGGGTGCTAATTCAGGTTCCCCTGTTGGTGGTGGAGCTTCTCCTGCCGGTGGTGCTTCGGCTCCAAGGTCAGGTAATTCCTCTCCTCCCCCAAATGATGGTGGTGAACTTAATTCTTCAGTTCCTCCTGGTGTTGTTTCTGCTCCTACTGATGGTGTTGCTCCTGTCGCACTTCCGTATAATTTATCTATATTATCAAATAATCCTGTTTTAGTAATAACTGTAGCGGTTGCTTTAAGTTCTTCACCAACGGCTCTTTCAATTCTTTGTTGTTGTAAATCTAAACGAACTTCTTCATCTGACCATCCAAAAATATGTTTCTTAGCCCATGTAGATGAGGTTGCTTGGATTCCATTTCCTGGGTCTGACACTAAATCTTTGTATAATAATACTTTTTCTTTCCAAACATCAATCTTTAATAAATCTGCTTGAGTAGATGGGTTTGTAAGACCAATAGTAAAGTTTGAAAGTTCATCTTCAAATCCTAATAAAAATAAATGAACAATAGCGATTTTATTTAACTCCGCTAACATACTCTTTTGGATTCTGTTAATTGTACGAGCGAATCTAATGTCTTGTAATGCCAAGTTTTTACCATCACCAACAACTTCTTCAAAACCTAAAAATGCTTTAGGTACACGAAGAGCGGTTAATAATTTCTTTTGGATATATTCAATATCGGCAATCTCTGATAAATTAGTTGCACCTGGTAAAGTAGTAATTGGGTCAGGAGCTGATGGGTCTCTAACAGGGATAAAATAATCTTGGTCAACCGCCATTTGGTTAAACCTCATATCAACATTACCAGTATTTTTATCAACAATTTGTTCTCTTTTAAATTTGTTTGCAACACGGTTTACGTATGCCTCAACATCATCATCATTCATATTACCCACAAAGACTTTGAACATTCTTCTCTCAGGAGCTCTTGATGTACGATAAATTAACATCGCATCTTCTGATAGTAATAATTGTTTCCAAATTCTTCTTGCCTTTTCTAACATTGAAGTTCCGTAAGGGAGTTTTCTATCGTCACCTAATAATCTAAAGTGAGCAATTTCCCATGATTGGAATTCCATGTTTTTATTCTTCCAAGTAAAATGAAGGGCTTTTTTGTCTTTCTCTAATTCTTGTGTTATATCAACTGATATTTTTGCACTAACCCCAACCTCATGTCTTTCAATTTCTATTGTTGGTAGTTGTTGTACCCCAACAATACCTTTTTCAGGGTCTAATTTTAAGTAAACAAAGTTATCACCATACTTACAAGTGTTTCTTGTCCACATTGGTAAGTTGGTATTAATATCTAAAGCATTGTTAAATAAATCGGCAAGTACTCCTTTAATTCTTTTTGATTCAGAATAAATTTGTAAGATGAATCCATCTTCATTTGTTGTTGTAGATTCTTCGGCGTATATGTCTAAGGCTGCTGAAATCTCAGGAGTGTATTCCATTGATTCATAATCATATTGTGCAGACAGTCTTGATGGTTCATAATATATTGCTTGTGAGTAAAGGTTATTTTCAACCTTAGCCCATTGATTTGTTAAGTAAAAAGTTTGTTGTGCTTGTAATTTTTCTTTCTCGTATTCTTCTCTACTTTTTGTGCGTAAAAGTTCCTTCTTATCAAATGTGAAAGTAGGGTAATCTTGTCCTAAAAGTGAATTAGGTCCAAATGTTTGTGATAGTCTTTGCCAAACCGTCAGATTATTATTGTTTTCTGCCATAATGTAAATTTACTTATTACTCCGATAATATAAATACTTATCGTGAATGAAATAACCAAGAGTATTTTTCATAGTCGGCTCGGGATGGACCTTGATTTATTGGGAATTGTCTTCCCATTTGAGGAACAAGTGGATTAAAATATTCTGATGTGTTTTTATTCTCATTCATAACACTTGACCATGAATTTAACATCGCTTTGGTATGGTTCACAACCTTTTCTAAAGATTGGAAAGATTTCTCCGCAACGTATATTGCCATAGAAATACTCATGATACAATCATCATGATGATTTTTTTGGTGGTCAGGTCTACCATTAATGTAAACAAACGTATTCATCTCGTTATAAAGTCTACTTGAATAAATTCTAAATTTATGTCTCATAGATTCTTCAAACGATGCGATAATTTGAACCCTTTTATTGTTAAAGTTAATACCAGGTATCTTTTCGTTCATTTTAGGGTCAAATTTCCATTTGTTTGTTGTATCAACATTATCAACATACATTCCGGCTTGGTACCCCATTTCTTGCATTTTTCTAGCCGTCGCAACTCCCATACCTCCTGTTAAATCAACTACACAATAAGCATTGTACATTGTACCCCATTTATAGGCAATTTCCGCCAAAATATCTGGCGGTATTTTTCCAACATATTCTAAAACTTGTTCTCTTGCATCAAAATCAATAATTTGAATACAAGAAAAATCCTCAGAATCTCCACGAGATACATCAACACCCATAACATATTTATGACCATTAACAGGTTCTTTCCAAATCCAAAGTCCACCACCCATCATTTTTGCAATTGGGTCTTTAACTTGGTTTTTAGATATGTCTGTCATCATTTCAGAATCAAATACATTATCCCCTGAACCCAAAAAGTTACATTCTAACTCTTGAGCAACCTTACGTCTATCGTATTTTAATTTTTTAACCATTCCTTCAAACCAAGCAGAACATGGTTTGTATCCTTGCTCAACATAATCGGTTACTATTGAATGGTCCCTCTCGTATGGATTACTCATTGATAAATCAATGATTACCTCATCAAGGTTATATTCTTCTCTATTCAATAAAAAATGGACTAAATCGTTTGTTTTGACCATATACAAATCTTTTGTATATCTTGGGTCACGGTACCAAAACATTTCAGTAATTTTGAAATCATTCATACCTCTCAATGATTGGTCATAGATTTCATAATAAATTGGGTCATATCCGTTTGGGGTGGATACTACAATTACCTTACCCCCTGTGGATAAGGATGCCATACAAGCCGCCCAAAAATCTCCGTCGGCTTCAATATACGCAGCCTCATCAAATATTAGAATGGTTGGGGTATAACCCCTCAAGGCATCTCTGGATGTTGCAACGGCTTTAACCTCACAACCATTTGTTAATTTAAAATGTCGTTGAGCATTTTTTTCCTGAGAAAATCCAACTCCAACCCAAGCAGGCCATTGTTCAGTAAATCCTCTAACCTTATTGGCCATCTCCATTGCTGTATCTAATTTGTTGGCAATGATTAGAATTTTTTCAGGTTTAGTTTTTTTGGCAAAAGCTATTTTTTTTGACGCCCAAGCGGCAGTAACTGTTGAAACCCCTGCTTGTCGGTACTTTAAGGCAACATTTTCATTGTGGTTATCGTAATCTTCTATAAGGGTTACTTGGTCTGGAAATAAGTCTAACGGAACGTATTTGGATACGGTGTTATCGTAAGTCTGTAAATAAGTACGAAGTGCATAAGGAGTATTCCTCAAACACTTCGTTACTTCTATCATTAATTGTTCTTTAGTCACAATATGGAGTTATTTAGGTCTTGATATACCTAAACTACCCAAGAAATCGTCTAAACCATCGTCATCGTCATCGTCACCATAATCGTCTGAATCAGAACCTTCTTCTTCTTGATAATTTTCAAAGTCACTTTTTAATTGTTGTGCTTCTCTCATTATCTCTTTGAATTTTGATGTTGCTCTTTTAACTTTTGATTCGTCTTGAGAAATGGCGTTTCCAATAATTTCTAAAAATTCTTGTGCTGGTATTTGGTACAATAATGTATGAAACCAGTTTATTAGTCCTTTATTTGAATCATCGTACATTTCATCAGGTAATGCAAACCTAAGTTTTTCTACAATTTCAGGACCTATTCTAAGTTGCATTGGCTCGTTAGATAATGTATCTACTTGACCTTGAACTTTTTGTCTTAATGAAGGGTCTTTAGGTAAACCGTGTCTTCCTTTAGCTTCTTCAAGACCTTTGATGATTTCATGACATAGGATTGGGAAAATCATACCTTCCGCAACAATTTTTGTGTCTGGTTTTTCTTCTTCACCTTCTTCTCCTTCATCACCGTCTTCATCATCGTTATTTTTTAACTCAACTTTTCCAGCAACTCCTTGCCCTGTTTGACTCATCATTTCAATCATTTGTTCCATAGTAAAATATAGGAAATCATTGATTGACATAATCCCCAAATAATCTCTGTAAAGAGATGGGTCAATTGCATCTAATCTTGCTTTAATATCAGGTTTTTGAAAAAGGTAATGACCTTTTTTTGCTGCTCCCTGAATAATGGCATTAATAATATTTCTTTTGTGTTTTTCTAATTCAAGAAGTTCTTCGTCAGTTAAATCTTCAACATCAAATGATGGAATTTCTGGTTTTTCGTCTTCTTCATCTTCGTCTTCTTCATCTTCAGGGTTCATTCTAAAATTACCCGTATCAATAGGTTGTCTATTAAGTAATGCTTCAATTTCATACCAATCAGCAGGAATTTCAGTTTCTTCTAAAGCGGCTTCTTTAGCCAACTCTTCTAACTCTTCTTTATGAGCGGTTTCAATTCTCATAATACCAGGAAGTTTTCTCATCATTTCTTGATAAACCATTCCTTGAACTTGTTGAGAACTTAAATCATCTATTCCTGTAACCTCACTTAATTTTTCGGCAACTTTTTGAAATCTATTACTAATTAATCTTTGAACATCTTCCACACCTTTTTTCATGGCAGGATTTTGAGCGTATAAACTTTCAGGACTAGCCAATTTTCTTTCTAAGTTTGGGTCCATTCTTTCAGGTCTATCTCCGTATTCTATCTGTTCTTTAATCTTATTTGCCATTTTATTTTTGTAGGAGGTTTAATATTACATCAATTACTTTATCTTTTGTTTCTTCTGCTGATGGTTTTTTTGCCTTAGGGGCAGGATTCTCACCAGGGTTAGGATTTTTTCCAGGGTGTGCAGGTCTTTGTGGTTTTGTACCAGGTTTTGTTGTTGGTTTTGTAGGCGCAGTTTTTGTATCCTCACCCACTTCATTTTTTTTCTTTTCCGCCTTTGGTGCAGGATTCTCACCAGGGTTAGGATTTTTTCCAGGGTGTGCAGGTTTTTGTGGTTTTGTACCAGGTTTTGTTGTTGGACTTGTTTTTGGTTTTGCAGGTGCTGTTTCAGTACCTGAACTCTTACCAAACGATTGTAAATGTTTGGTTGCAAAGTTTTCCCCTTCCGAAAGATATTTTACTAAATCTCCTTTTGTAATTCTTGGAGGTAAGTTTTTTTCTACTATTCTCATAATTTGATTTTCAATGAACAAAGATACAGGATTTTTTCCTTCTCCCAACTGTTTTTTTACAGATTGTACACATCTTTCAAATTTTCTTGTTCTTTTAGGGCCAACTTGTGCGTGACATATAGCCCATGGGTTTGGTTGTCCTGGTTTAAGGTCTGCTTCACTTTCAAACATACCCATACCGTCATCTCCACCACCAAATCCATCATCACTAGATGGACCGTCGTCATTTCCAACACTATTACCTGCGTAAGGGTCAAAACCACTATCTTTTTCCGCAGAATCATCTAAATTGTCATCTTCCTCTAATTCTGACTCGTTTGGAGTCGCAACAACATCTCCTGTTGGAGTTTTCATTACATTATACCCTTTTGGTGATGGTGGTAAATTTCCACCGTCTTGTCCAACTTTATAACTTTTTTTAGTAGGTATTTCTTCAACTTGTTCCCCTAAAAATAATTTTTTATGCAGGATATTAATTTGAGAT